AGCCTGGTCGGCCAAGCTGTCTATCAGCGGCCTTGCGTCGCTCCTGTTCAACGGCACGTCGGCGGAGGTAGACACCGCTGCGATTGCCATCGTCACGCAGGGCAACGGCGCGGGCGCCAGTGACGTGGTGGGCACGATGCAAGTCACCGAGTACCTGAGCTAGAGGAGCAAGCAATGCCTAGGAGCGTAGCGCCAATCAACGGCGCAAGAATCACCGCCGTACCGTCCCCATCGTTCGTCGGCAGCAACATCGTGCAGACGGCGAGTTACCGTGTCTGCTGGGTGACGATGCTGACACAGAACGGCAAGCAGGTGCCATCATTCTCTGACGCCCCCACCGCGCCGCCATTCCAGCAGGGCAGCGGCAGTGTGACGGTGACTGACGCGAACACCAGCAGCGCGCTGGCCATTCAGCAAAGCGTGATCGGGGCCATCGCAGCGGCTGAGGGACTATCGTCCGGCGATTATGTGGTGATGCCTGATGGAATGACGGTCATTACGCTCTGATGCTGACGCTACTGCCTGTGTACGGCATCAAGTTTGCCGGGGCGAGTTATCTCGCTCGTGGAAAACGATCAGGTGGTCCACGTGGCCCTGGCCAACGGCGACTATGCCGTGGCCGAGGAGCCGTGCGGCCTGTGGTTGCGTCCGTCTGCCCAATACGACGCCCGTGCCCGCCGCTGGCCGCTACCGCTCACCGAGATGCAGGCTGTCACCGCCTGGGCGTGGCTGATGCAGCGCGTGGGCAGCCGCTACGGCTACGCGGCGGTCCTGGTGGACGGCCTGATGCTGCTGGGACACGTACACCTGGCACAGCCAGCGACGGGCAATGAGTACGACTGCAGCGGAGCGATCGCTGCCGCGCTGGCCGTGGCCGGCTACGCGCCGTTTGCGCCGGCGGACCCGCGCGGCGTAACGCCGGCGGACTGGGACCGACTGACCCGTGTTTAGCTGGATCAAGAGCGCGTTCGGTAGGACAGCCGCGGCCGTCTCCCTGGTTTCGCCGTGGCTAAGGGGCGTGGTCTGGACAATTTCCAGGAATTTTCTTGTCCTCGCCCGCGAGGGATACGGCGAAAACGCCATCGTCTACGCCTGCCTGCGGCTGCTGTCGCAGAGCGTGCCGGAGCCGCCGCTGCTGGTCTACCAGGTCGGGGCGGACCTCCAGCGCGTGCCGGTGCCGTTCGATCATCCGCTCCAGGTGCTCATCCGCCAGCCGAACCCGCTGATGACCGAGTACGAGATGATCGAGCTAATGACGCTGCACCTGTCCATCGTCGGACGCACCCATTGGTTCAAGCAGCGTGACAACCTGGGGCGCATCGCGGCGATCTGGCCGTTGCGACCGGACCGCGTGGGACCTCACTACGGCGGCGAAGCGAACACGCAGATCGCCAGTATGAGCCGGGATGCGACGCCGGGCGCGAATCAGCAGGTGCTCAGCGGGTGGAACTACTGGCCGCCGGGTATGGGCGAGCCGGTGGTGCTCAGCCTTGACGACGTGATCAGCATGAACTACCCGGACCCGGCCGGTGAAACGGGCGGCATTGTTGAGGGACTTGGGCCGCTCCAGGTGCTCAGCCGCGAGGTTGAGAGCGATAACGAGGCGACCAACTTTGTCGCGGCGTTGCTGAAGAACAGCGCGGTGCCGGGATCAATCTTGAAGCTCAAGGCGAGCGGTCTGAGCAAGGATCAAGCGCAGAAGATCAAGCGTTCCTGGATGGCGCAGTTTGGCGGACAGAAGCGCGGCGAGCCGGCTGTGCTGGACGCCGACACCGATTATCAGTCAGTCGGTTTCGACTTGCAGCAGTTGGAGTTCCCGTCGCTGCGCGGCTTCAGCGAGAGCCGCATTGCCAGCTGCTTTGGCGTGCCGGCGATTATGGTGGGCCTGCACGTCGCGGTGATGGCGAGCATCAAGGCCACGATCAGCGAGCAGCGCGAGTTCTTCGCGGAGACGACGCTGACGAACCTCTGGCGGCGCATCAGCGACCAGATGACCAACAATCTGGCGAATGAGTACGGCGACCGGCTGGTGTGCCGCTTCGACATGACACAGGTCAAGGCATTGAGTCAGCAATCGAAGCTACAGGTGCAGCCCATCGCCGTGGCGTTCGCGCAGGGGGCGGTGACGATTGACGAGTACCGCGTGAGCGTGCTGAATATGACGCCGCTGCCGAACGGTGTGGGGAATATGCTGATGATCCCAACGACCTCGGCTGTGTCGCCGGCGGACCTGGACGAGTCAGACATGGTCGACTCCGAATACGAGGATGACAGCGCGTTCCAAGGCAAGGCGCGGCGGTTGAAGGTTCGGCGTGGCGGCCGGCGGCTCTTGCGGTTGCGAGCGCACAAGGCCGTCGATACCAGCAAGATACGAGCGCGGCAGACGCGGCGCATCGGCAAGCACGTGAAAGCGAATGAGATGGCCATCGCCCGGCTACCTCAAGGACCTGGGCGTGACCGTTCGGCAGCGCGTGCTGACCAAGGCCACAACCAAGGGCACCGGCCTCAATGCCGATGCGATGTTGACGCCGGAGGACAGCGCCAAACTGCTGGCCTTGCTCCAGTCGTTGTGGAGCGGTGCGCTGGAGGATGCCTACAGCGATGCCAGCGATGACACCGGCGTGGACATCTCCTTCGCGGTGAGCAACGCGGGTGTGAAGGGGCTGCTGGACAGCCTGGCCACGCGCGTCAAGAACATTGACGACACGACCCGTGACGCCATCCGGGCAGCGGTCAACACCGGCAACGAGCAGGGGTGGAGCATCTCGCAACTGGCCTCCGCGATCGGCGAGGGGTCGGCGTTCAGTGCCAGCCGAGCGACCACCATCGCCCGCACGGAATCTGGTACCGCCTACAACCGGGGCAACGTCGCAGCCTACAAGGACAGCGGCGTGGTGTCGCAGGTGCAGGTTATGGACGGCGACGATGACCCGGAGTGCGCCGACGCGGACGCGGCAGACGTGGGACCTTGACCAGGCGGACGCGAATCCGCTAGCTCATCCCCAGTGTGTCAGAGCCTTCGCTGGGATCGTAGACGTAGCAGCAGATTCGGAGGCGGCGTGAACGACTCAGGAACCATCGGGCATTGGCCCGGACGGAAGCCATTACCGACGATCGCACCTCCGAAAGCGCCGAAGCCACGTGGCCCGTTTCCCAATCTCCGAGTGGACGAGCTTGACACTCTTCGCACAATCTCGCTTCGAGTGGACGACAACTATCGCTTTGTTGAGATCGGCAAAGAGGGAAGGATGTTTGCTGACATCCTCTTGCTGCTCAAGATAATCGACTACGACCGTGCCGATGATAATCGATAGCGCGGGATGAAGGGAACACTCGTGTGAAAGCGACTGCGGTCAAGTTCGCGGCGGGCGCGGCGGACGTGCTGGACATTCTGGCGGTGCCTTTTCAGTCGCCGCTCCCCGGCAACAAGGACACGGACGGCGAGTATTTCAGCGACAACACGGACCTGTGCCTCGACTGGTTCCCGACCGAGCGACCGATGCTCTATCAGCATGGGATGGACGCTGGGCCGGGCGTGTCGGTGGTGGGCCGGGTGGACAGCGCCACGGCGCGCAAGGACGTTGACGGTTGGTGGGTACAAGCGCAACTGGACGCCGGCAACCGCTACTACGACAGCATCAAGGCGCTGATCGAGCAGGGCAAACTGTTCGCCAGCTCCGGCGCAATGCCGCACCTGGTCAAGCGCGGCAAGGGCGGCGAACTCACGCGCTGGCCGTGGGTGGAGCTGAGTCTCACGCCGACGCCGGCCAACCTGTACGCCGTCGTTGAGGCGGCAGACGTGGCAAAGCACTACAAGTCGGCTGGCCTGGACTTCCCGGAGGCGGTCAAGGCGACGGCGCATACGACGATGAAGACGCACTTTCACAAGCACGCTGACGGTACCGAGCACAGCCACGTCCACGATCACCCGGAGGGCGAGAGCAGCCACGACGGCACCGGCAAGCACCAATACAAGAGCGCGGCAAAGGCGGACGATATGACGCCATCGCCGGACCTGGTACCGGCAGACGGTGACGACGGCGACGCGCCCGAGGGGTCCTGTGAGGACTGGTTGCAAGACCTCAACCGGCTGCTGAACCGTGGGCTGGGCGGACCGTTCGGCGACGCCTATGCCTACACGGTCGCCACGTTCGGCGTCAACGGGCCCGGGTACAGCATCGTCTGCATCGGGCAGTTCGACTATGACGGTGCTGGCTTCGAGTATGGCAACGATCAGAGTTACTTCCGGGTGGAGTTTGACGCCGATGCCAACAGCGAGCCGGTGCTGGGCGCCGTCACACCAATGGATCGCGTCTACATCCCGGCCAAGTCTACCGGCCTCAACAGCGCTGAAC